TATTAAAATCGGATCCAGAATTAATGAAACAATTTCAAAATGCCGCGGCAAAACAATATATGATGGGGAATACTATACCTCAAAATGTAACAAATACCAGTCAATATGAAAATGTACAGCAAAAAAATACAGGAATGAGTGGAATGAGCGACAGCATGGGAATATTTGGAATGGTGAATAATTTATTTGGGTCACTTACGAGCGATATGACATCAAGACAGCCACAAAGTTATCAAAAACAGCCTATATCAAATAATCAAGCATATAATAATACTACAGAAGATATAGATAATATTATTAAAAATGTTCATAGTAAAATATCAGTAGAAGATGATTTTGATAATCGCATAGAAACATTATCTGTAAGTGACGAAGAAATAACTTCAATAATTGAAGATACTGCGGATATACATATATTAAAAAAGACTAACGCAAAACGAAACAAGGTAAATAATGATAATAAACGTACATTAAATATATAAAAAAAAATATCAATTATAAATTAGTTCTTTTTGTTTTTTCTAAAATTGCTTATTTTAGTAGCGTTCTTTTTAACAAATCTACCAACGTCATTAACGGAATTAGCGATTCTGTTAGGGGTAGATTTAATGGTTCTTAAAGGATTGCGTATAGTATTTTCAACTTCATCTTCAAATACCTCTAATTTTTCTAAAAGGGAGCTTAATGTGCTAAGTAATATAGGGATGATTATTATAGTGAATAATAAGGTTAGGAATAAGAATAAAGATATCATAGTTCCAATGCCAATAACATCTCTAGACATATCCTCCGAACATTTGCATTTTTCATTGGTTAAATATCTTACATATTCAAAAGCATAATAAATATATACAACGAATAATAAGAAGAATATAAATGTAGCGATTGATACTAATTGTACGAATACGTTACCCATGCTTTTAGCGACACCTTTTAGCGAAATAAAGGCAGTTACAAAGAAATAGACTAATGCTATTATAGTAAAGTTTTTGATGAATTCTTTGTTGGGATGTTCCGAACATTCACACCCGATATTTTCAAGCTTGTATAAATACGAATATATAATTATAAGTAATATAACAAATATCATTTGTATAATTAAACTTGTATAGAAAGACAAATTATTATCCGACTCCTTCATATTATATTTTGCGTTTCTTACTCTATATTATAATATAGAAATTATTTATTTTCTAAATCCAAAATATTATAAATAATAAATTTAGTAGAATTATTAAAATTATTAATATCAATATTTTTTATATTATTAATAATATTAATATTTTTATGGGTACTTAGTATTAAAAATACCTGTTCTAAAAATATATCTAAAATATGTTTATATACTATGTTTTCTTTTATAATTTCAATTATATAGTTATAAATATCATTTAATAAAATATCTATGCTATCTAATTTAAATCTCAGCCATATAGTCGTTATATTCATAATATTTTTTTTCCATTTAATATATTCACAATATATATCATAGTCATCTTTTAAAAATAATATATTATTATCATATATATATGCTGGTGGTTTCCATTCTTTATTTTGAATATAACTATTCCATTTGGTATTTATTTTATTTTGTATAAATGTATTATCATAAAATGACAATATATTAGAATATAATATATTATCATTTAATAATATATAATCCCATATTATATCAAAAGTCTTATCATTGTCTTCGGCACCAATGATTTCAGTAATTTTATTGTAAATGTTATTTTTATTAACAATAGTTAATTTATTTAATAATCCTAATAGTTTTCTTTTTAATACAGAACTTTGCTCGAAGTCCGGTATAATAACGTGAACTTTATTTCGTTGTTGTAAATGTTTTTCTTTTTTAACAAAATTTTTTTTAACCCATATCATTTTAGGGTCATATAATGAATTAAAACAATTATAATTTTTTTCTAATTCATCAACCTTATTCTTAATATTTACAGGAATACTTTCAACATTTTTATACTTATCTAAAAAATATGAAAGTTCAATTTTAATAATATTATCATTCATTATAATTATTAATTATATAAATAATCTTATATAATTAAATTTACATAAGGCGATAATATATATATTAAAATACGAATGACGATATCAATAAGAGAATTGAGTAAAATAAATGAATTCGTTAGCGATATTGAAGAATTATATCAAACTGAATTAATTTACAGAATGATAATAGTTTACAATAAAAATTTAAATACATATATAGAATTTTTAAGAGATAACAATAATAGCGTATATGTTGTGAAAGATGAAGACGATGAAGTATGTGATTATTCCAAATTAGATTATAGGATTTTAATGGTTAAGGATATAAAATATAATAGTTTTATTAAAAATAATGTTAATTCATATTTTTATAATTATATATTATTTACTCCCTGTTGTAATAAAAATAATGTAGTAAATATTTAGGATGATAAAAAAATTTACTAAGACTAAGGTTAAAAGCAATAATTTGGTGATATATTTATTGTTTGCGATATTTATATTAATATTAATAGTATTATTTATAAATAATAAGAAATTATGTGAAAATTTTATTAACGATACCATTATGCCAAGTGAAAATACCAATAATAAAAAAAAGGTTATATATTACTATATGGAAGGTTGTGGATATTGTGATCAATTCAGTGGTTCGGGTGTATGGGAAAAATTAGATAATGATATAGGTAGCGTAAGTAATGTTGAATTTAAAAAAATAAATATTGCCGATAAAAAAGACGATATAAACAGGTATAATATAGCTGGTTTTCCATGTATAATAGCTACTGATAACAATGACAATAAGATATCGGAATATCAAGGTGATAGAAGCTATGAAAGTTTAAAAAAATATATATTTAGTTTTACTATGAGCTAAATATTAGATATATGTAATATAATAATATAAGATAATAATAAAGTATTGATATTATAAGATAATAATGGGGGGAGGTTTAATGCAATTGGTATTGAACGGACAAATGGACGAATATATAACTATTAATCCATGTATTAATTATTATAAATATGTTTATAGAAAACATACTAATTTTTCTATAGAAAAGAGGGTTAATGCCCCTATAAATAATGCGAATGGGGGATTTTATAAAAGTGTTAAAATGACATATAAAATTGAGAGACACGGAGATTTATTGTCAAATATGTATTTATCATTTAGAATCCCTGATATATATTCTAATAATGAATTAAAATTTAGATGGGTGGAAAATTTAGGATTTAATTATATAAAAAGGGTAGAGTTGTTAATAGATGGTAAAACTATTGAAACATTATATAGTGATTGGTTGAATATATGGAATGAATTAACGAATAAAGATGGTGTAGAATATAATAAATTAATAGGGAATGTAAATGAATATATAGCACCATTTAGTTTTCAAGCGAAATATACATTAATAAATAATAAATTGTATAATATCAATTATCCGATAAGTAGTATTACGAGCAAAAATCCGAGTATAAAAGAGAGAGAGATACAAATACCATTGAATTTTTGGTTTACGCGAAACCCGTCATTAGCATTGCCATTATTAAAATTGGCAAATAACGAGATTACTCTTGATGTATACACGAATGATAGAGGTGTTGAAGGGTTATATAAAATATGGAGTAATAAGTTAAACTCATATGTAAGTAGTAGTTTTTATAACACATTACATAATGCGAATATTTCAATAGACACTTTTACTAAAACGAAAAACCACGATGTTAAGAATGAACTTCATTTAACATATGTTTTTTTGGATACTATTGAACGTAGCAAAATGTTGTTAGAAACAAATAGTTATGATTATGTTATAGATACTGTTAAATTTACTGAAAAAAATATTGATACTATCGCGGATGCGACGACAACATGTGATATTAATAATGCCAATAATCATATTAAGGAGATAGTATGGTTTATGCGTAGAAATGATATGGTTAGTAAATATAATAATTATTTAAACTATACTGCTTCGCCTTATTATTTAGAGAATATGGGCATATTATCAAGTGCTATTATAAATTGGACGAATACAGTTCGCGCAGAACATACTGCCGAATATTATAATAATATTCAACCATATTATCACCATACGAATGTACCTAGAACGGGAATATATTCATATTCATTTGCGTTGTTTCCAGAAAAGGTAAATACATCGGGATCATATAATAATTCACAAATAAAAACATCTATATTATTAAAACTGAATGATTATACTAATGATGATATATTTAATTTATATCAAAATGTAACTAAAAATATATTAGGAAATAATTATTTTTACGATGTTAAATATGAGGCAAACATTTATGTAAGAGAAATAAATATTTTAACAATAATAAATGGTAGTGCCCAGTTAAAATTTGTATAATTTTTTTATTCATTTAAAATAAGTATATCATATAATAAATGGATTTATTTGTATTAATAATTATAGTTATAGCAGGTTTCATAATTAAATATTTAATTGATGTTATAGTAAATATGGGGAAAGAGATAAAAGAAATAAAAGAGAAATGTATAAGTCCTGGTAAGGCGAAATCTTTTGACAATGATACAGATATGCCTGTTAAAAAATTAAGTAAGGATATTATTAATAATATCGCATACTTTAAGGATTATTTTTAAGAAATATATATAAATATATAACTTCTTATATACTTAACATAATAACAAAATAATATAAAATGGCAAGAAAAGCAAAAAACAGCGAAGATAAATCATTAGAATTGAAAAAAAAAAAGACTTTGATGAACACTATTGTTAAAGATATTACAAAGGTAGATAATGAAGATATAATTTTACAATTGCCTATCGCGGATATAAATAATGAAATAATTATTTGCGATAATGTTGAATTACCCAAACCTTATGAACCCGATTGTTACTATTTGAATGATTCAAATTTATATAATAATATTCAGGATAATAATTTAGAAAATATAGATGAAAACAACGAGTATATGCTTGAATATGGATATAATAAGAATATTTTTAAATGTAATAATAATTGCTATTGGTGTTGCCACCCCATAGAAGATAGAACATATGGGATGCCTTATAAATACAATGTTAAAAGTGATACGTATGTGTTATTTGGTAATTTTTGCTCTTTGGAATGTGCGAATGCTTATAATTTTTCTTCTCATTGTGGGAGTGATAAAGTATGGGAAATTAATAGCTTAATCCAAATGCTTAGTAAGCATTACGGATTTACAAAGCCAATAAGACCAGCCCCTTCAAGATTTTTATTAAATTTATTTAATGGTCCATTATCTATTGAAGAATTTCGCAAAAGTCATTTATCAAACGACAAAACGCATATTATAAATTTGCCACCAATGATAACTACAAATTATAATTACGAGGTTGTTAATACATCTTATATTAAAAATATAACGGATAATATAAATAATCAAGGGCAAAATGGAAAAAATGAATTAAACAATATCAATAAACATTTGGGAATCAAAATGTAAATAATGAAAATTTAATGTAGCGGAAAAATAAAAAATGATATAAGGGCTATAATTCTTATATATATTGCTATAATGTCCGAAATATATTTTTCAAAATATAGAATCTCAACTATTACATGTAACGCGAATATAGGAATAAATATTAATTTAGATTTAAATATATTATTCAATAATATTAAAATTAAAGAGGAATGTTTTGACGATAAAGAAGGTATTGTATGGATTCAATTTATGAAAGATGGAGAGGATATATCGCGTGGAACTTACCCTAAAAAAAGGAGAAAGAGTAAAAAAGATAAGGTAAAAAAAAACAGATTTGACAATCAAGTTACTATTATTTATATGTTTAATAATATTTATATTCCAAATGTCAAGATATTTAAGAATGGCAATATACAGCTTACGGGTATAAAAGATGTAACACATACTGAAATAATTGTAAATAATATTATAGAAAATATCAAGCATATCTATAAAAACGTATCATCTGATATAATAAATCCATTAAATAACATTGATGAATTAAAATATCAAAACTTTAAGATAAGGATGATTAATACTGATTTCAAGGTTTATACAGATCCCGAATTGACTAAAGGTTTTGATTTGAAAAGAAAGGAAATACATAAAATATTTATTAGCGATGAGTATAATAATAAATGTTCTTTTCAACCCGGTATTTATCAAGGTGTAAAATTAGAATACTTTTGGAATAAGCAAAGTAAAAAAAAGAATGGAATATGTTGTTGTCCCAATACTTGCTATGGAAAGGGAAGTGGTAATGCTATAGGTGATTGTAAAAAGGTCACTGGTGCTTTATTTGAAAGTGGTAGTATATTAATTACTGGCGGTATTAATTTTGAACAAGTTGATGAGACATATAAATATATATGCGATTTCTTAAAAAAACATAAGGAGAATATTAAAAAACCTCAACCTAAAATTTTATTAACATAGCAACTGAAATTATAGTTATCTTCAGTTTTATTATATTTTTGATATAATTGTGTATCTATTGTATTATTTCCGGGTCTATTATATGATGGTATATGATGACTTGCGTAAAATTGAGAACTATATGCTACTGCATCGGGTATTATAGAAGGTGCTTTATAACTATTACCCCAAGGTTTTTTGTCAAATAAAACGTCACCTGTATATAATCCGGCATTTTTAGGAGGAGGAGGGACTGGAACATTAGGTTTATAATCTAATTCTGTGTATTCTATATTATTTTTCATTATAATCTCTATTATTATATAGATATTAATTGGTAATATAAAAAACAGATATTTACATATTATTTATTTTTTAGGCTTATTGCCTAATGTTTTTAAGCAAGTCTCCCAATGTGATTATTTTTTCATATCCTTTATACGAAATGTTTGGATTTTTTCTATCATAATATCTATTTTCTATCATTCCTATTTTAGACCACCAAGATTTTCCATTTGAATTTTCACTAGCATCTGAATCAATAGCTAATATATCATAATCATTTAAAATGCGCTTTGTGTTGCTGTCAAATAAAATATATTTATCTCCTTTTTTACAATTTAGCAAATATATAGCAAAATTATTCAACAATACTTTAGATAACCCACGCCCTTGATATTCTTCGCATATGTCAACTTCCAACTGATATTGGTCATAAAAGTTCAAACTAAAATAGCCGATCAATTCTTCGCGACTATTATATAGTTCCGATGTCAGTTTAAAGCGTCCATCGTAATAAACTTTGGCAGTATAATTTTCCATTGCTTATAGTTCATTATAAATATATTAGTAATCAATTTTGCCAAAAAAGAGTACATAATTATAATTTATTTTTATTTTTTCATTTTTTAAACTTTTAAAAGTTTTTTAACAATTATGTACTCTTTTAGATATATATTTATATAAAGATAATAATGTTTCAAATAAATAAATGAGTAGTAATAAAAAAAAACAAAAGACAAAAGACGAGCCATCTTTTATTAAAGATGGTATGGAAACAAAAGAAATACGAGATATAGTACAGGAAATCGTTTTGAATATCGAGGAGAATAAAAATAAAATGAAACACGAAGAAATAATTAGCAATTTAAAGAATACTATTAATAATATTGAATTTTTTGAAAAGAGGTATCCCATGCTGTATAAAATGGTAGTTCAAGAGGAAGGCTTTGATTATCAGAGTTTAGAATATTTTTTAAAAATGCGCGAAAATATAGTACAGAATAAAATGACAAGTGAAGATGCTTCTATAAAAGTAGGACAGGAATGGTTCGATAAGTTTTATAAAAAGTAAATTGATATAAGATTTAAAACCATATTAATATATATAATTATGAATTCGGAACCACAGATTATTAATTTCCCCAAAAATATTTCTGATATCATCAATGAAACATATAACATATATAATAGCATTGATGATGATAATAAAACTTACTCAAATTGTCTAATTATTGTATTAAAAAAATATCATCTGTGGCCGAATATCAAAGTTAAAAAGTTTAAAAATCGCAGCGATATTGTATTACTACATAATAATTATAAGATGGGTTGTATTTATGAATATAAGGAATTATATGAGCAATGTCGTAGT